GACGTTGTCCTGGCTGTAAAGCTGACCACGCAGCTCGGCCAGAACTACTACAGCCAGGACAACGTCGGCCGCCAGGTGCTCCAGGTCCGCTACAAGGGCAGTCTGTCGGCGGCGACGATCACGATCACCAACACCAACCTGGTCGCCACGCTGACGGGGCCGATCACGATCACCGTCGACTTCGCCACCTACAACACGATCCAGAAGGTCGCCGACTACCTGTCGAGCTTCCAGGATGTGACCGCGGTTGTGCTGGGCGGCTTCAGCGATCACCCCACGCTGAACGCGCTGGATGGCGTCTCTGGCCAGGACGTGAAGACGGCGCCGTACATCGTCACCGCCCACCTCCAGGCCTGCGTCGACTGGTTCAACAGCGTCGGCGAGGGCTTCGTGACCGCCACCCGCGACCCGGGCGCTACCGTGGTGCCGAAAAACATCGGCTTCACCTATCTGGCCGGCGGCTCCGACGGCACGATCACCAACACCGACTGGTCGAACGCCTTCACCACGCTCCAGCTGGAGGATGTGCAGTGGGTGACGCCGATCTCCGGCAGCGCTTCGATTCACGCCATGGCCGACGCGCACGTGCAGTTCATGTCGACCGTCGGGCGCATGGAGCGGCGCGCCATCTGCGGCATGGCCTCGGGCAGCTCGGATGCCGCGGCGCTGTCCGCAGCGTTCGCGCTCAACAGCGACCGCACGTCGCTGATGCACATCGGGCCCTACGATTACGATTCGAGCGGCGCCCTGAAGCTGTACCCGCCATACATCGCTGCCGCCATGGCTGCCGCGATGTTCGCCGGCACCAACCCGGGCACGCCCCTGACGAACAAGACGATGGCTGTTCGCGGCTGGGAGCGCTACTTGCGCAACCCGACCGACACGGACACGCTGATCAACGGCGGCGTCATGTGCGTCGAGAAGACCGGCACCGGCTACAAGATCGTCAAGTCGATCTCGACCTGGCTGGTGAACGACAACTACAACCGCGTCGAGCAGTCGACTGGTGCCGCGCTCGATTTCACCGTGCGCAACATCCGCGATGCGCTGGACGTGCTGCGAGGCGAAAAGAACAACCCGCAGCTGCTGTCGCGAGCCGTCAGCATCGTCGACTCCAAGTGCCGCGAGCTGGCGCGCCCCGAGCCTACCGGCCCTGGTGTCCTGGCTGGCGATGACGACTCGCCGGCCTACAAGAACATTCGCGCCACGATCGAGGGCGATGTTCTGCGTGTCGAGCTTCAGGCCTCGCCGGTCATCCCCTGCAACTACGCGCTGCTGACCGTCTTCGCCGTGCCGTTTACCGGCTCGGCTTCGGCCGCCGTTTCCCTCTGAACCCAGGAGCTGAGCAATGGCTACCGCAAGTGTCAACCTGAAGACCCGCACCGGCAACCGAGTCGATGTCACGTTCGGTGGCGTCAGGATCGGCGGCATGCAGTCCGTGCGCATGTCGCAGGACTACGGCCACGAGGGCGTCTACGAGATCGGCAGCCCGGAGCCGATCGAAAACGTCCCTGGAGCGGCGCGCTATCCGCTGTCGGCCAGCAACGTGGTGCTCATCAAGGGTGCCATGAAGAAGGCCGGCATCGCGGCAGAGAACGCCGACGCCGTGCTGAAGGGCCTGGTCTTCGACATCGAGGTGTTCGACAAGGATTCCGGCGAGCTGATCCAGAAATACATGGGTTGCAGCTACACCGGCGGCGACACCGACGTGAATCGGAACCAGATCATCATCAGCAGCGCGCAGTTCCTGGCGCTGACGGTGAGCGGTACCGGCTTCTGACCCAAGCCGGGCATTGACCGGGCCGCCAGCTCAAGGCGGCCCTTTTCGTTTGGAGACACGCAATGGCAGTTACCCCTGGACTCTTCTCGGTCGATGTGCCGCGCATTGGCACCTTCATGTTCCGCAAGCGCACGATGCGCCTGGAGATCGCCATTCAGGCTGAGTATTCGAGGCTCACCGAAGGCGTGCTCACGCCGACCATTTGGCTCGACACGGTCTGCACGTGGATTGCGAACCTCAAGCTCCTCACTGCCCAAGCGCCGCCAGGCTGGGAAAACCTGGATGAAATCGACCCGACGGAAGACGACGTTTACCAGCGACTGAAGGAGGTCTCCGACGCGCTTGCCGCGAAGGAGGCCGAGTTTCGACGAGCAAAGGCTTCGCCAGGCCAGGGCCAGGGCCAGGGACGAGGCGCAGAGTCTGGGGTTCCTGTTCAGGCGGCGGTACAACATGCCGCCGACGGACCCCAGGTACCTTGACGCCACCCTTGACGAGATCGTCCTCGACCTTTACACGTGGGCAGCAGCGAACGACCCAAACGACCAGATGTTCGAAGACGACAACTTCAACCCTGACGATCTGACCCGAGAACTTGGCGGCGACGATCTGCCTGACGATTTCGAGGAGGTGAAGTGATGGCTACGCCGACCCCAAACGGGGGCATTGCCGTACCGGTCTCAGCGGAATTCGACCGCGGCGCCACGGATCGCGAGGTGGAGCGGCTGACTGGCCAGCTCAACACGCTAGGCCGCCTGGTGAGCCAGCTCAACCGGCAGAAGTTCAGCCCGGTCGACAAGGGCACGTTGGCCGACATGCAGGCCATCACCAAGCAGTTCGAAAGCTTCGTCAAGATCCAGGGTCAGCTCAGGTCGAGGCTAAAGGCAACCGGTCAGCAGGGCCGCAGCATCGGCGACATCGACTGGGAGCGCGTCTACCCAGACTCAAGCCAGCGCGCGCGGGCCATGCGGTCGATGTTCGAATACTCGACGGCAAGCACGCAGTTCGCCGGCAGGCTTTCCCAGGCGCCCGTGGCCCCACCCCCTGGCAGGCCGCCTGGCGGCGGCAGCGGTGGAGGTGGCGGCGGCGGCGACGACATGCCGCCATCGTTCCCTGGCCAGGGCGTGGTGAATGCCGGGCTTGGCGCGGCCGGCCCGGTCGGCAGGATTGCGGCCGGGTCGCTTGGCACAGCCATGCGTGGCGGCCTGATGGCTGGCGTCGGTGCATTCGTCGGCGGCCTGGCCGCTTTCGGGGCCGCCAAGGGCGTCGGTGCCATCAAAGACAAGGTCAGCGATGCCGAGGGCGAGGCGATCGGCTACGACACACTCAAGCGCGTGCTCGGCGATGTCAGCGTGGATTTCTCGAACCTGCGCGACTCGCTGCGCCAGGCCGCAGTCGTCGTCAACACCAACTTTGCCGAGGTGCAGCGGCTGTCGATGGAGTTCGCCAAGCTGTCGAACACCACTGCGGCAGGGCAACGCCAACTGGCCGGGGAGGTGGCTGTCGGCGGCGGGCTGGCCAGGGCTCTCGGCCTCGATCTGGGCGCTGGTGTCGGCGTCATGGCCACGTCGCGCCAGTACGGCCTGACGCGCAATGAAGACGACAGCCGGCGCCTGGCGCTGATGATCGGCGAGACCGTAGCTCGCGTCGGCTTCGCGAAGTCCGATGAGATCCTGGCACAGGTCCAGCAGTTCACGCAAATGCAGGCCAGGGCCGCGCTGTCGGCGCCGAACATCGGCGGCTACCTCGGTGCGCTGGGCGGCTTGGCCGGATCCGGCCGGGCCGGGCTTGACGTTGGCGGCAGCGCGGCGCTGCTGTCGCGCGTCAACGCGACAATCATGGCCGGCGGCGGCATGGGCGAGGCCGGAAGCAACTTCATGCTGGCCAATGTCGGAAAGCCTCTCGGGCTGTCGCCAATCCAGACTCGCATGCTGCTGCAACAGGGCGCTTTCGGGACCGGCCGCATGGCGTTCGGCAACGGGTCGCTCTACTCGACGTTCGCCAGCCGCTTCGGCGGCGGCGGCGCTGGCCGTGCCGGCGTGTCTGACATGACCAACCTTGACGCCGTGCTCGGCGGATTGCGGCGCAACTACGGCGGCCTCGGCGCCGACTACCTGGCTTCGTCGACGGCCAACTTGCTTGGCATCAGCGAAACCCAGGCCATGGCCATGCACGTCTACGGCGCGCGCGGCGTCGGATCGATCGAGAAGCGCCTGAAGGGCAAGATCCCAATGTCGGCGCTCAACCCAAGCGCATTCGGCGCCCTGGCGGCCATCCAGACCGGCGGGATGGACGTGCTCAACGCCCAGGCCGCGA